GTCACAGAGGCCAGACCTTGGGAGATCAAGTCATTCATATTGTAAGCGTCGCGGACTTGTTGGACAGCACCGTCTGGGCCAGCTGCTCCTGCGCTACCACCAACACGTGCGAGAGCTTTGGCGATCTGTAGGCTTATCCCCAGCTTCTCCACAAGGGTCTGTGCATCACTGACAATAGTGGGCATTCCCATTGTGCTAGTCGTACTCGATAACCGCTCGCTTAGGCTGTTAGCCGTGACCAGCTCACCATCGAAAACCACCATCCCATCGACAGCCCCGTCGATAGCAGTTTGGATGCGCTCCACCTCAGTGTTTGCCAATGCTAGCTGCTCAGCAGAGCCCTTGGTCAAGCTTGTGAGCTCACCCATTTGGACTAGTATAGCTACGATAGATTTTTCACGGTCCTCGTAGGCATCCGTGCCTTCTCTGATGGTCTTTAGTGCGTCCCTCTCTAAAGTCAGATTGCGTTGCAAGAGGACCATTTGCAGTGCCTTCTCGGCCTCTGCATCTGCGTATTTAGCTTCTGCATTTGACAAGTGTGCCTTGGCTTGGGATAGGGTGCTAACAGCAGAAGACTGTGTAACGGTGTTGCCATTACCCAGCAGAGTGAATAGCTTGTTTGCTTGGTCAATCTCGTCACCCATAGCAAGCGTGACGTTGTCGAGGGCCTCACCAAAGTGGGAGGTAATTGTGCCAGTCCCAATCAGCCGACTATTGAACCCATCAAGGTAGCCAGACAGAGATGCAATCCAACCACCGAACTTGTTAGCCACGATATTTGTAAGCGAAGTCCTTAGAATATCGAAGTTAGATGTCAGGTCTGTCAGTCTCTTGATTGTCTCCGGGCTCATGGCGTTTTTCGTAGCATCTGCGAACTCGTTTAAGCCCGCTGCGTTGTCCTGCAAGAGAGGCAGCAGCATAGTGCTGTCAGACGCAAGTGCTTCCATGTAGAAGGTCATCTGTTCTTGTGACAGACCCGCCTTCTCAAGACTATCAACATAGAGTTGTAGACCCTGCTCGCCCGACAAGTCTTTGAAGGCATCTTTTGTGATGCCAACCTTCGGTGCGATCTGCTCGAAGAAGTCCTTCATAGGACCACCACCAGTTTGCAAGAAGTCGTTAGTCTTGTCGTTCACATCTTTGATGATGTCTGCGTATTTCTCAAGAGAGATCCCCGACTTGATAAGGGCAGGGGCAACACTCTGGAGCCTATCAGTTGACGCTCCCGTAAGGTCCGCCATAATCTTAAGCTCTTTGGCGCTCTCAGCAGCGATGCCCAAAGTCCTCCCAATAGCTATCCCCACCACAGCAGCAGCAGCACCTACGCCCTTGAGGGTACTAGCCACAGCAGCAAACTGTTTTTTCTGGTCAGCCGCGAACCGCTTAGAATGCATCTTGGCTTTGTCTAGGTCCTTTTTTAGCTTAGCACTGTCAGCAGTCAGCGCAATATTAAGTGACGCCATTGTAGCCATTACTTGTTCCTCTTCCTTGCAGCAGCCGCCGCCTTCTTCTCGATTGAAGGCCCAAGAGTATTCTTGAACCTATTGATAATTGCCCGAGTGCGTCCCTCAATAGCACCCCGCAGGGCGTAGTTAGCAGGCTGACTTTGGGTTCCGTATTCAACAGCGAGTGCTTGATACCACATGCTCCGGCCTCTCCAGAACCAACCGACCTGTCCGTAGGCTACAGTCTTGCTGCTGTAATGTTCAGACACAGAGACCATCTTACGTGTTGGCTTGCCGATCTTTAGCCTAGTAGAACCCTGAAGATCACCTGTTAGCTCAGGTGTGGCCGCTTGGACTACACCAACTAACGGGTTCATGGCAGCCTTAATCGCAGGCCGCATTGCTTGGACAGCGGTGTTGCCGCCGTACTCCTTTTGGATACGCGACAGGGCCCTCTCTAAGTCTCTTAGACCCTCGACCCGTATTGATGTGTCTCTCGGCAAGTGGTTCCTCCTTATTGTTTGGCTGCATCCAGTAGCCAAGCTGGAGCACCTTCTGAGGGTAACACAGCAAGCATCTGGAGGGAGATGTTCTTCTTCTTGGATTGTACTCGCCGCGCGTGACCTTCTCCAAGTGAATGAAAGTCCTCGACTACTGAGAACATTTCGTGGAACGGGATAGCGGGCGTGGCCTTGTATTTCTTGCCAGACGCCACTGCGATAGCAACCTCCTTTTGGAGGTGCTGGGAACAGTAGTTTGTGTAAGCGCTGTGCGCGTGACCATAGGGTCCCCACAGCCCACCCTGTAGTGTGACATAGAGGGCCTTGGCGTCTTCTATTGGTAGGTCATCCACAGTGGACAAGCTAGAACCATTGGCAAGCATGAAGGTTCTAACTTGACTAAACCACTGGGTCTTTACTTTCCCAAGTCTTTGGCACTCGGGTTCATGGTCTCGGAGACCGCGTTCATGATATCTTGGATGTCTTTAACAGACAGCACCTCAAGGATGGCCTCGTAAGAGCCAACGTCCTCAAATGCTACGCCTGTCTCATCACAGATCAGGTCTGCGAACAGTGCCACTATGGCCTTCGCAGGGTCATCCTGTAGGCCACCGGACACCACACTGAGCAACCCCTGTAGAGCCTTGGTTGGTAGGTTCTGGATATAGATGCCATCAACACCAATATAGATTGGGCGCTTACTCTTTACTTTGGATAGCTTAGCCATGTTATTTAGTCCTTCTTCCAACCCTGCGGGCTTAGTGTTGTTTTGTAGAATGTGTCGACATAGTCTTGCGCCATAGCGATAGCTTCAGCCGCCGACATTTCTTCTTCGACCATAAAGCGTGTGCCCAGTTCGAAGATCATCTTCTTTTGATTGCCGCGTGAAAACCAGAACTCTGGTTCCTCTTGTGGCTGTGCGTACTGCGTTTGGTTCAACATCGAGTTCAGTACTGTGTCGTCAATCATTGTCTTGGGAGTTGTCATTTGTTCTCTCTTTCTGATAAGTGGTGGCCCCCAGAATAAACTGAGGGCCGGTAGTTTAAGCAGCGTCAAGCCAAGTGATGCCACCGGAACGAGCGATAGAAACGTCCATCTGGATGCGGTCATCGATCGGCTGGTTTACTGTAGCGTCTGCCACATAACCATCAAAGGCAGCCCAAGTTACGGCTGTGCCTTGCGTGAACTTAATCACAAAGCTGTGTGGTGTAAGACCATCGTCATCACGAAGGGCCTTGTGGATTGTGTTGTCGAGGTTAAGGGTGACGTTGAAGTCGAAAGAGCCGGGGTCTACTTGACCGGGAAGCTTACCTTTGACGTCATCGCCATAGACTGGGACGTCGATAACCGAGCGGGCTTTGTTCAATGAGCCGATGTCCGCAACGTCGATAATTTCGTTACCGGAAGCAGCCGATGTGGCCATTGAAGCGACGTCTTTGTCAGCATCGACGGTTGAGACATAGTAGAGGGTGGCAATAAAGCCAGCGGCGCGGCCTGTTACTGAAGACATAGAAGTTCTCCTTTTGAGAAGTTAGTCGAGAAGGTTGATTTCAACAATGATACGAAAGACTTTTTCGTCACTGTCTGTGAAGGTTTCGATTGTGTTTCCCACCAATGCACGACTGACCACCGATAAGCCCATAGCTCCAGAGAAGCCGTGGAAAGCGGTCACGATCTTATCTTTGAGGACTTGGGTCTCAGAGTAAGTCTTTGCATAGATGTCCACGGTGAAGGGTGTTTCTCGCAGCCCATAGGAGCCGCTGTAGAAAGCCTCTCGGATGCCACCGCGACCACTGTAAACAACAGCAGGCAGGGTAGCACTTGGAGCAATGGCGGGGTAGGCCCGCGTAGGCGAGACTGTTGTGGCCAGCTTGGCTCCGAAGTCTTTGGTCAGTTGCATAATGGTTTCCTTAGATCACAACGTCTTGCAGGAGGTCTAGGAGGAACATAATCTCGGATCGGTTCCCGTGCATTGGGTCAATCCCAATCACCCCAAAGGTGTCACCATCAACCTTAAAATAGTCTCCTACAACTACTCCTGTGGTGGCGACGTTCTTGCGTGTGTAGCAGAAGAATTTGGTGGTGTCGACGGTCCCCGTGGACTTGAGTATCTCCTTGAAGGACAGTGTGGACAAACGTGACCCCGTGGAGAAAGCTAGGGTACCTGTTGAAACCTCTTCCCCATAGTCATTGTGGGCAATGGACCTAGTGTAGACATCTGCCCTCTTTGGGTATTCCAGCATCTTACCAACCTCTCAGGGATTGGATCAAACGCATGGCGGACAACTGGACTGCCTCCGCTTTCTTTTCAGAGGAGTTGTTGCGGTTCTCAAAGAGTTCAGCAGCTACCAACAAAATGGCACTAGATAGCTTAGGTGACACGATCCCCAGAGATGTGGTGTAGGTGATGTAACCAACGTAATCAAAGAGGGCGCTTAGGCCAGTGGGTGTTGTGGTGTACTTGATGACCGGATAGGCCCCGGATGTGTCCACAACGTAGTCGCCTGAAGGGACAACTTGGGCTGTGTTAGCAGCATCCCAGTAGGTCACTACCACACCAGCGTTGGCTTTGTGTGGAAGTTTTGTGTCTCCAAAAGAGGAGACGTTCACCCTCACAGTGGTGGGGCTTATGAATTCCCCAAGGTAGCCGGATAGATAATCTTCAGCCGCCAAAAGAATGCTCTGGAGTTCACTGTCGTAGGAGTTATCCCCAAACAGCAGAAGGTGTGTCTTAAGTTCTGCAACCGTTTTGTAAGAAGCATTGGCTGCAACGGTGACGAGGTAGTCCATAGGTTCTCCTTCCAAGTTAAAGGCCCCCTAGCGAAGCGCTAAGGGACCCTGGTTTTATGGCTTAAGAAGCGGCCATCTTCAGTGTCTTCAGGGCTGTCAAGTCCCAATCGGAGATGCCCGAACGCAGTTCAGCATAGTAAGCGTACTTACCTGGGACTGTCTGGTCGTAGCGGCCAACAGAAGCGGAAGCACGTTGCGCAATCACAAGGCCCTTCTTCCAGTCACCGAACGCACCAGTAACGGCACCAGCGACAGGTGCAGCCATGTAGGCGTTCTCAAGAACAGGAGCACCGAACAAACGGAAGCCACCAAGCTGTGGATCGAACATCAGTTCGGAGCCTGTGCCGGAGTTGGACAATGTGCGGAGTTGGTTCATAATCTCGCTGGAGAACATGAAAGAACCACCGACGCGGTGCGCAGGCTGGACCGAGTAGTACAGGTCAACGATTTCTGCCCAAGTGACTGCATCAACAGCAGCTGCAACTTTACCAGCAGTCATAGTGGCCAGCTCGGTGACGTGTGTCGCGGCTTCAACAGAAGCAACTTCTGCCAGCATATCCTGTGTCCAGAATTGGTCGAAGCCAGGGATGTCAGCAACAGCTTCAATTGTAACATCTGTGCGAGCGTTGAAAGTCTGGACGATCAAAGTCTTGACTGCAACAGAGGCGTTGCCGTTGTCAGCTACGTTCTTTGTGGCACCAGCATTCTGAGCAGCGTGTGAACCAGCACGTGTTGGCAGGTCGATCGCTTTGCTTGTGGTCGCCATAACGGAAGCAAGGCCTCGGATTGGGTTACCATCAAAGATTGAGCCAATCAGACCGAATGTCTCAGTTGCGCCACCAGTAACGTTGCGGCCCTGTGTGATTGCCTTGAGCTCAACGTCGAAGTGGTTGCGGCCAGTTGCTTCGAATGACTTTGTGAAGCCTTCATTGACTGAGTTCATAGCGGAGATTTCCTTCGGGTTTGATTTGATTGTAGCAGGGGCAGGCATTGCGTCGAACTTAGCTTCCAGAGTTTCCAGAGCGCCTTTGAGTTCAACGATTTCAACTTTGTCAGCTTTGGTTTCAAGGGAGACGTCAACGTCAGCCTTCAGCGACACGCTTTCGAACTTGCCTTCAACTTGGGCTTTGATTGCGTTGAGGGCGGTTGTTACTTCGTTAGGCATAGTACATCCTTTCAAGATGATCTTTATTGGTCGTGAGGTATTCCACCTACACTAAGATTGTTTGGGTTATGGTCGAATGCATCGGAATGATGCGGGTTCTGGCATTCCGCCAAAGGTCTTTACAGGGTGAAACCACCGAG